AGAAAGAAAGTAAACATTATGACTTCTAATACAGCTGTTGTAGGAAGTGGCGAAGATGAAATAAACGCTTTTGAAGACGACTGCACAATATTTAGAGGTATTGAAAGAGAAGATGTAAAAGTAAGAGATGAAAAAGCATTTGTAAATGCTTATATTCTTGTAGAAGAGCAAGCATAAATAAAGGAGGACTAGCTTATGGCTGAAAAAGAAGAAGTTACTTATGTACCAGTAAGCATAGAAGAAGTATGCGATTATAAAGGCTTTTTAGTGGAAGAAGTCGAAGAGGACAAAGTAGTAAAAAGAAATATTATAAGACTTATTAATTTTTCAAACTTGTATTTACAAGGTGCCATAGGCAAAAACTACCCAATAGAAGACGAAAGGGCTAAACAAATAGCCCTTTTAGTTATTTCTGATTTATACGATTATAGAGATTTAGATTCAAAAAATATTTCAAATACAACTAGAAAAATTTTAAATGACTTAGAATGGCAACTAAAAATGGAGATGAGAAAAAATGGCGATGAACAAACTAATTAAAATTCAAAAATTAAATGCAGACATCGAAAAATGGGAAGATTATTACTCTTGTTATGCAGAAGTTAATAAATCAAGTGGCAACGAATACTTTAACGCCAGAACTAATATAACACAAAATACTTATAATTTTAAAGTTATGTATATAAGCAAATTAGAAGATATTATTTTTAATACATCTCAATACAGAATTTTATATAAAAATAAAAATTTCGATATAAAGAATGTAGATGATAAGCAGGAAAAACGTTTAAAACTAACTTTTGTTGCAGAATGCGTAACAATTTAAGGAGGCAACTATGGGAATAAATAATAATATAACTATTACTCAATTATCCCCTAAAATGCAAGAAATACTTAACCAGTATGCTGGTAACGTTACAGAAAAAGTAAAAACTTTGGCAAAAGATACTGCTGTAGAGTTGACTAAAAATACTAAAAGGGATTCGCCAGTAAAAACTGGGGAATATAAAAGACATATTAGTTATAAGAAAACTCGAGAAACATCTACAAGTGCTGTATATACATGGTATGTTAAGGATCCAGAATATAGATTAACACATTTACTTGCAAATGGTCATGCTAAACGAAATGGTGGCAGAGTACAAGGAAATCCATATTTAAGTGAAAATGTTATAGAAGCGGAGAAAAAATTTGTAAGTGGTGTAAAGGAGATAGTAGCAAATGAACATTGAAAATTGGTTTAAAGAAGGAACAGGATTTAAAATTAAAGAATTAAGATATTTAAAACCTCCAGCATTGCCTTATTTCTTATATGTAAATAGAAAAATAGTTAGAGGTGCTGATCTTCTTAATAATATAGTTGAAAACAATATTACTATTGAAAGATACAGCGAAACAAATAATGATAGTGATTTAAAAGAAATACAAAAAGTAAATGAATTATTAAAAAAAGACTATTATACCTATGATTCACAAACAGAATGGCTTGATTCTGAGGGTATGTATGGCACATTTTGGGTATTAGATCCAATTTTAGAAAAAATAAGAAAGGAAGGAAATTAATTATGGGTAAAAGAACTAAACAAACTATTACTTTAGGTAGTGGAAATTTATATATTACAGAGTTTTCTGGAAGTATTCCAGAAAATACAGAAATTGAAAAAGATACTAATTTAGCAGGATATATACAAGGTGGTGCTGAATTAGAGTACAAACCAGAATATTATACAGCAGAAGATGATTTAGGAAAAGCTAAAAAAACTATAATCACTAAGGAAGAAGCAAAATTAAAATCTGGTATTATGACATGGAACGGAGAAACATTAAAGAAATTAGTAGCTACTGGTAGAGTTACAGAAGATACCGAAAAAGGTATAAGAACTGTAAAAATTGGTGGTATTGATAATAACGACAATAAAAGCTACATTATACATTTCGTACATAAAGATCCTGTTGATGGAGATGTACGTGTTACTGTAGTTGGTAAAAATACAGCAGGCTTTACATTAGCATTTGCTAAGGATAAAGAAACTGTTATTGATGCGGAATTTGAAGCAGCACCATCAGATGATGAAGGAACATTAATTTTATTACAAGAAGAAATAGAGGAAACAGCTTAAAAAAATAGAGGGATGGTATAAAATAAACAGCTATCCCTCTTTAAAAGTAAAGGGAGGAATATTATTATGTATGATATGACAAAATTAAAAACAAGGTATTTTGATATAAAACTAAAAAAAGGCAAAATATTGAATATAGAGCCACCAAAATTAAAAGTTTTAAAGAAAATAGCTGCTTTAAGCGAGGCAAAAAATACAGAAGAGTTAGGAGAAAAAGACATAAGCAACCTTACAGAAGCTGTATCTTTAGCTTTAAGCAAAAATAGACAAAACTTTAAAATTTCTACTGAACAAGTAGAAGATAATTACGACATAGACGAAATAGTGGATCTATTAAATAATTATTTTGAATGGGTTAATAGCATACAAAATTCAAAAAACTAAAATGTCCATATTATCCGGATAATGACGATAATATGGACACAGGTTATATTGTAGAAAGTATAGGGGAAAAAAGAGTTGCAGAATATTTAAGAATATCAATGCTAGAAGTAGAAGAATTAGATTTTGTAAAATATTTATTTTTTCTTAGAGAAGCATTTATATATAATTGTTCGCAAACTGATGAAGGTAGAGAATATTTAAAAAATGCTAAAAGATTAGAAAAAACTACTCCAGATAGAATTAAATTGAGAGAAAAATTGAAGAAACGAGCCAATTAATAGCTTGTTTCTTTTATTTTAGTAGGTGGTATAGATGGCGAGTAGAATACAAGGTATAACCGTAGAAATTGGAGGCGATACCACTAAATTAGGTAACGCCTTAAAAAGTGTCAATGATAAAACTAAAAGTCTACAAAATGAACTAAAAGGCGTAAATACGCTATTAAAAATGGATCCTACTAATGTTACACTTTTAAAGCAAAAACAAGATTTATTAAACAAAAGTATTGCAGAATGTAGAGAAAAATTAAATATATTAAAGTCTACACAAGCACAGGTACAAGAGCAATTTAATAAAGGAGAAATAACAGAACAACAATATAGAGATTTTCAAAGAGAAATTGTAGCAACAGAACAAAAATTAAAGAATTTAGAAAAAGAAGCTAAATCGTTTGGCTCTGTTGGAACACAGCAAATTGCAGCAGTTGGAACAAAAATGCAAACTTTGGGAAATTCTATAACTAATGTAGGTAAGAAACTAACTATTGTTAGTGCTGCTGCAAGTGCAGCATTAGTGGGTGTTGCTAAAAGTGCAATAGATTTTGAAACAGCATTTACAGGAGTAACTAAAACTGTAGATGGAACTGATGAAGAATTAAGAAAAATAAAAGAAGGTTTATTTGATTTATCAGAGGGGACTGCAAGTAGTGCAACAGATATTGCATCTGTTGCAGAAGCTGCTGGGCAATTAGGAGTAAAAACTGAAAATATTTTAGGATTTACTGAAACAATGGTAAGGCTAGGAGATTCTACAAACCTTTCCTCAGATGAAGCGGCAACAGCTATTGCACAATTATATAATGTTATGGGCTCTGATATAAATACTGTAGATAGATTTGGTGCTGCATTAGTTGATTTAGGAAACAATGCAGCAACAACAGAAGCAGATATTTTAAATATGGCTACAAGAATAGGCTCATCTGGTAAACAAGTAGGTTTAACAGAGCAACAAATTTTAGCCTTAGCAACTTCACTTTCAAGTGTTGGACTGGAGGCAGAAGGAGGAGGCTCTGCAATTTCTGCTGTTATTACTAAAATTGATAAAGATGTTGCCTTAAATTCTAAAACACTGAAAACATGGGCTAATGTAGCCGGTTTATCAGTAAATGACTTTAAGAATTTATGGCAAAATGACGCGATGTCTGCTATTCAAGCTGTAGTAAAAGGAATGGGCGACGCAAGTGCTGGTGGAGAAAACTTAAATGTTATATTAGATGATTTGGGTGTTACTTCATTAAGACAAACAGACACAATGAAAAGACTATCAAGTGCTTCAGATCTTATGACAGAAATGTTAAATATAAGTAATGATGCATGGACTCAAAATTCTGCATTGGCAACAGAATCGTCAAAAAGGTATGAAACAACAGCAGCAAAAATACAACAAGTAAAAAATACTGTGACTGAATTATGTAGCAAATTAGGGGAAATATTATTACCTATAATACAAAAAATATGTAATGGATTATCTAATTTTGTAAATTGGTTATCTAATTTAAGTCCGGCAGCACAAAAGGTAATGTTAGTAGTATTAGCATTAGTTGCTGCACTCCGGACCAATATTAATTTTTGTTGGTAAAATTATTTCTTCGATAGGATCCATATTAACATACGGACCGAAAATTGTATCAATGTTTAGCACAATAAAGACTGCTGCAAGTGGTTTATTTAGCTTTATAGCTGCAAACCCTATAATTTTAGTAATTACTGCTATCATAGCAGCAATTATATTATTATGGAATAAATGTGAGTGGTTTAGAAACCTAGTAATGAGTGTATTTGAAGTAATAAAAAATGCTGTAATTAATGTATGGAATAATATTAAAGCAGTATGGGATATAGTACAACCATATTTTGTAGCTTTATGGGAAGGAATAAAAGCAAGTTTACAACCTGTAATAGAGTCTTTAATGGGTGCCTTCCAAGCTGCATGGGAATTTATAAAAACAATATGGGATTTAGTACAGCCATATTTTGCAGCAATTTGGGGAAATATAAAAGCTGTATTTTCTGTTGTTTCGCAAGTATTAGGTACATACTTTAGGGTAGCATGGGAAGTTATAAAGGCAGTATGGGACATGGTAGTACAATACTTTGGTGCTATATGGGAAAACATAAAAATTATATTTAGTGTTGTAGGTACTGTAATAGGTGGATTCTTTCAAACTGCGTGGACTGTTGTTAAAACTATATGGGACGCAGTAACAGGTTATTTCCAAGCAATATTTGATACAATAAAAGGTATATTTAGTGCTGTAACAGCTGTTTTTCATGGAGATTTTAGCGGTGCGTGGGAAGCAATAAAAGGCATTGTTGGGACATGGCAACAATATTTTCAAAATATTTGGAATGGAATTAAAAATATATTTGCTAGTGTTGGGAGCTTCTTTAAAAATAGTTTTCAAGCTGCATGGAATGGAATTAAAAGTATATTTAGTAATGTTGGTGGCTTCTTTCAAGGAATTTGGAATACAATTAAAAATATGTTTACCAATATAGGAACAACAATAGGTAACGCTATAGGCGGAGCTTTTAAAAATGTTGTAAATTCAATAATTAGTTTTGCACAAAATACTATTAACGGATTTATAAGGTCAATAAACTGGGCTATTGATGTTATTAATAATATACCGGGTGTAAATATTAGTAGATTAAATGAATTAAATATACCAAGATTAAAAGTTGGTATGGCAAACGTACCTTATGATGATTATTTGGCATTACTACATAAAGGCGAAAGAGTATTAACTGCAAAAGAAAATCAAGAATATACTAATGGAATGGAAGAAACACCAAGTAATAATAATATTGATAATAGCTTTAATTTAACAATAAATAGTCCGACAGAAACATCTCCAGCAGAAAATGCTAGATTACTAAGAAGAGAAATACAAAAATATAAACTTTTGCATACGTAAAATATTATAAGAAAAGGAGAAATGTTTATAATGAAAAAAATTATTTGTGAAAACAATAAGAACAATAAAATAACATTTACTTATGATTTTCCTTTTTTTATTACTTCTACAGATGGACTATATGATGTAAAAGGTAATGTATCTACTGTATCAAGTGCCTATGGAATAGGAGAAAGTTACACAGGAACGAGCGTAAAGAAAAGAAATATAGTAATAAATGGGATAATTGTAGATAATTTCGCAAAAAGAAGAGAAACATTATATAATATATTTCCATTAGATACAATAGGAACGTTATATTATTATGAAGATGATATAGAAAGAAAAATTGAATATATAGTAGAAGATGTAGATGTATCAGAAAAAGGAGTACCTAGAACATTTACAATTTCTCTTATATGTCCTTATCCATATTTTAAAGATATAGAAGAATCAGAAGCGTCCATGTCTACGTGGACGCCTCAATTCTGTTTTCCTATGATTTCTGAGCAAGACAAAGGAATAGAATTTGCAACAAAAAATGTAACAACTATGGGAACAATAACAAATGATACAAATATAGAATTTGGTGTTACAATAAGATTTATTGCAAATGGTAAAGTTTTAAATCCATATTTGATAAATGTAAATACGCAAGAAAAAATAGCAGTAAATATTGAAATGGAAGCAGGCGACCAGATTATAATTACAACACATAGAGGTAATAAGAATGTAATTTATATTCCTACATCTACAAATGAGACTGAAAATATTAACTATAAAATGAAATATGGAAGCAAATTTTTGCAAATGCACTCAGGCGATAATACTCTAAGAGCAGGTGCAGAAGATGGGGAAGAAAGCCTAGAAACAAAAGTGTCTTATAGTATAGAATATGGGGCGGTGTAATATGAAAAACATTGAATTATATATATATGATAGGGATCTAAATTTTCAAGGTGTAATTGATGAATATACTTCCCTAAGATGGCGTAGAAAATATTTTGAAGCAGGAGAATTTGAATTACATTTAAAAGCGACAGAAAGAAATATAGCTATTTTCAAAAAGGATAATGTCATAATAAGAGAAGAAAGCAAAGAAGCGGGTTTTGTTAAAAGCGTTGAAATAATAGAAAGTACAAATACTACAGAATTAGTTGTAATTGGTAGGTTTTTATCTTATTTGTTATACAGAAGAATAGTAAAGAAAAGAATTAACTTTACTGGAAAAATACTTGCAGGAATGAGAGTAATTTTAAATAAAATGACACCATTTAGCAAGTTAGAAATAGCAGATACAACTATAGATAGTGAAAAAATTACTTTTCAAGTTACTTACAAAAATATTTATAATTATTTGGTAAAACTTGCTAAAGCTGCAAATGTAGGTTTTAGAATAATCGCAGATATAGAAAATAAAAAGTATAGGTTTGAAAACTACGAAGGTTTAAATAGAACTGTAGAGCAAACCAATAATTCATTTTATGAATTTAGCGAAGAATATTCAAACATAAATAAAGCGGACTACTTAAATGATGGCGGTACGCTTTATACTGATGTGTTGGTAGGTGGAGAAGGCGAAGGAGATAGCAGAGTATTAGTAGAAATTAATAATACAGCAGGCTTACACGATTTTGATATTGTAGAAACATTTGTTGACGCAAAAAGTGAAGCAAAAGGAGATTTAACTACTAGCGAATATAATGAAGTTTTAAAAGAAAAAGGAAATGAAAAAATAGCTTCAATATCAGAATCTATAAAATTTGAAGTGTACGCAAATGACTATAAAAAAGGTTGGGATTTAGGAGATGTTGTAACAGTAAAAAAAGAAAGCTGGAATATACAAGAAAACCTAAGAATAACAGAGGTAGAGGAAGTTATAGAAGGCAATAAAATTACTATAACACCAACATTTGGAACGCCTTTAAAAGAAACATTTACTGACGATGATAATTAATAAGAAAGGAAGGGCAAAAATATGGCTGAAAAAAGTAGTTTTTTCGATTCTGTTAATGCTGACAGAGTGTATTATGCTGCTGACTGGGCTTTACATTTATCAAAATATTTCACAAATGGAATATTTAATAATGGTTTAAAAGTAGTTTCAAATGATAATATGTCAGTTAGTGTAGAAAGTGGCGATGCAAATATAAATGGATATAGATATAATAACGATCCAGAAAAAGTTTTAAGCGTTGCAAATGCAGATGGTGTATTAAATAGAATTGATAATATTGTAATCAGACTTGATATACCTAACAGGCAAATAACAGCAGAAATAGTACAAGGAACTTTCGCAGAGAAAGCAGTTGCACCGGCATTGACAAGAGGTACAAGTATATATGAAATAAGAATAGCAAAAATTAATATTCCGGCAGGAACTACTGCAATAACGACAGATTTAATAGAGGATACAAGGTTTAATAGTAGCGACTGTGGAAATGTAATTTGTGCTGTGCAAACACCAGATTTTACAAATATATTAGACCAATACAAGGCATTATGGGACAGCATGATAAAAGCAGAAACACAAGACTTTGAAAAATGGTTTAAAGAACAAACAGAAAATTTTGATGTTTGGTTTGAAAGAATAAAAGGACAATTAAGTGAAGATGCAGCAGGAAAACTACAGCTAGAAATAGACAATTTACAAGCCTTAGTAATGGAAGCAATATCTCCTGTTACAACAGAAGATGGAAACAATATTGCTACAGAAGGTGGAGAATTAATAATAGGGGGAATATAATTTAAAATATTAAAGGAGGATCTATAAAATGATTAAAAAAAT